AGCAACCATCTGGAGACGTATTCCGTCGCAATCGACCAGATCATCCTCGGGATCGACCAGATCGCACAGACCAATATCCAGCGGCAGCCCGTTCCCGGTGCCAGCGACCCGCGCAAGGCCAAAACGAGAACCATCGCCGAACAAATGAATATCCATCAGGATATTGTTTTTGCGAACGGCTTTTTCAAACCCGGCGTCTGGACCGACGAATGGACTGGTGGTGAGGCTTACACGCCGGACAGCCATGCATTCATCAAATTCTCCGACGCCAACTGCGACCCCATCAAGCTGTTCGACGATCTCCGGACCCGCATGAAAAAGAAAGGCCGCCGCGCGCCTAATAAACTGGGGCTCGGTGAGGATGCGTTCAATGCTCTCAAGGAGAACCCGATCATCCTCGACCACGTGAAATATGGTGGGAGCACCGCCAACCCGGCCATCGTCAATGAAAATGTTTTGGCGGAAATGTTCGGACTTCAGAAGGTTGCCGTTTTCGGCTCTACTTACAATGCGGCGAAATTCGGGGCGCCGGAAGACATGGAATTCATCTGCTTCCGCGCTGCTGGTTTACGCGACGGATTCCCCTGCGGTCGACGAACCCTCTGCCGGCTACATGTTCACCTGGGACATGCTCGGCGACGGCAACTATATGCCGGTTCTCCAGTATCCCGGCGAAAACGGTACGCACTCGGAGTTCATTGAGGGCCTCATGGGCGTTTCCACCAAAAAGACTGCTGACGATCTCGGTATCTTCCTGAAGGGGTGTGTGTAATGTATATCGCATTGCGCCCCGTGCGTATTGCCGGCCATGACTACCGCATCAATGACGAAATTCCGGACGATTGCGTAACTTCACATCGTCTGGAAGCCACCGGGTTTATCAAGCGGATCCCCAGCAAGGCGGTGTCCGTGCCGATTCTCGGAAGTGACGGGAGCGTTTCGACCGTCGACCTCGAACCGGAAGATGTCAAAGCGGCGCTGGTTTTTCTGCAGCAGACCCCGGCGAATGCGGCAAAGTCTGTCCCGGCGATCACCTCACAGCCGCTGTTGGATTACCTGAAGCTCATCGACGGCCGCAAGGCGGTGCAGGAAGCGTTCAATGCGCCAGCGAACGGCGGTGGAGAAGATGCAAGAAGTACAAAATAGCACCCTCCCGGACGAGGTAGGGGCGACATATTCCTATACCCCGTCCAAATGTCAGGACAAGGGCATCAACCAGATGCGCTTTGAGCTTGGCGATACGGATGTCCACGGGAATGCCCGGACCTCGGCGCTGTGCGATGAAGAGTACAACGCCATGATAATAGGCAAAGCGTCATGGAATCTCGCGAAGTTGGCCTGCCTGGAAGCGATCGTGATGAAGCTCGCCTATGAGGTTGATACCTCGGTCGGCGGGCTTTCTTACTCTCTTTCTGCGCGCGCCGACCGCTGGCTCCAGATGCGCGACAAGCTGAAGCGCCAGCTCGAGGGAGGAATCCCCAGCGGAAACGCATCAGCCCTGAGCGGCCCGGCCTATTTCTATCCGGGTATGCTCGCCAACAACTGGAAGGGGTGATATTCCCATGCTTTTGCGGCCCGGCGATGGATGGCAGAAATTCATCTGCTATTCAAAGCAGAGCGATACTACGCCCGGTGGACGCCCAAAGAGTTCTGGTCTGACGCCATGCGGAACGCTCGAAGGTATTCTTTCCGACGCGACTCCCCAGGAGATACAGGCATGGAAGCAGATCGACCACCCGATTACCTGTAAGATCGTACAGGAAGACCCCGACACCGTGGCGGAGGCGGAAGATGTCCTCACCATAGAGGGATCGAACATGAAAACACGCTATTTCTATGTGCAGGGCGTCAAAAACCCTGGGGATCTGTATCAGTTCGTGATCTATTTCTGTCAGGAAAGGGATGGGTTAGATGGATGATACGGCGGCAAAGATCGAGGAAATTCGCAGCGATATTAAAATGCATATCGAAAATCAGATGATCGCTCGCGGCTTTTCGGCGGCCACCGTCCTTTACAATAACACGCAGCTTGTGCTTCGTGGTCGGCGCAGCGGCCGCACCTATCTGATCCCGAACACCACACGGCACTATACCGCATCGGCACCCGGGGAGCCACCAGCCAACAGAACCGGAATCTTCCGGGCGTCGTGGCGGCCGGAAACCCATACGGAAGGGTCCGGAGACAACATTGAAGTGCATTCCAGCGCCGTCAGCACCTATTCGGTCGGCGGCCGCGTCCTTGGCCGTATGCTCCAGAATGGGACAAAAAAAGTTGCACCACGTCCTTATATGGAAAAAGTACGGGAAAAATCCAAAAAGCAGATCTACCATATTTACAGCCGCCCGTATTTTTAGCGGAGGGAGGTGGGCGAAGTGATTGGAAGCCAGCTGCTGTCACACCTGATGGCCGACAAGGCGCTCGGCCCAATGCTGGCGACATATAACGGCAGACCGGCGATATTCGAGCAGACCGTTCCGGGCGACAAGGATAAAGGCTGGAGCGGGAAGCAGTTCAGCCGGATCATCTATGATATTGACACGGAGGCGTCGCCGACGCGGAAAACGACCGGGACCCTGCGGGTCGATATCGAGAGCACGGATTCAAGCACCCAGTTCGATGCCATCTCGCCCATCCTGAAAGCCGCCATCGACGACTATTTTTTTTCGTCAGATGATGGAAATGCGGTCGCGGCGCGGTGGCTGAGATCTGACAATTTCACAACCGACGAAAGCCACAGCGTCTTCGGCTGCACCCATACCTATGACCTTTATGCGTTTCCGGTGCAGAATGTCGACGACAGCATGGACCCGATTGCGGTGATAAACACCGAAACCAAGAAGCAGTCTCCCGAAGCGAAGATCATCGCGGTGGACAGCATGGAAAACGCCTGGGCTCCGACAGACGAGGCCCCGGCAATCTACTGGCGCCTGTCCGATGTCCGGAGCGACCCGTTCATGTCTAACTATGACAGCTGGGCAGTCGCGTGGCTTCAGGTGACGCTGCAGGGCCACGTGTTCGCGCCCTCGCAGACGCGCCGCAACAGCATCGTGAAGCAGCTCGGGCAGGCGCTGTGTCAAGGGCAACGGCTTTTGTTCCCGGACGGTTCCCCGCTGACCATTCGCAGCATGCGTATCGACAATGGCGCGGATCCGCTCCGGGACGGCCAGATCACGGTCGTCGGCTCATATGGCGTCCTTCAGGCCCAAGTCGGCGGGGGAACGCCGCTTAAAACTATCAAAATCAGTTAGGAGGCTTGAAAAATGGCAAGCGGAAACAGCACGGCAGCCCCTAAGGCCGCCGCTAAGGCCGCCGCTGTGAGTGTTCCTGAAAATAGCGTGGCAGCCCCTAAAGCCGCCGCCGTAAACGCCCCGGCCAAGCCGGCAGCAAATTCCGTCCCGAAAGCGAGCACATATTCCATCGACGAATTCGCGGCGGCTTCCAAGACGATGGGTGCGACGCCGGACGTGGTCCGGGCCGCGCTTCGCACGGCTGGCAAGACGGCGTACACCAAAAATGACGCCAAAATGATCATCGAAAAGTACAAAAAGAAGGAGGTTAAAGCGTAATGGGACAGTTTTACCTCGAAAATGAGGAAAAAATCCGCCCTGGCGTATATAACCGCTATTCCAATCGCGGAACAACGAACAATACCGGCGCGGTCTATGGCATTGTCGCGGTTCCGATTCACGCCAGCTGGGGACCGCTTGAAAAGGTGAATCTCTTTACAGCGTCTGAGATCGACAAGCTGAAGGCTATGTATGGCACATCCGGGACGGTCGACGCGGCGCTGGAGCTTTTTGCGGGCGGTGCGTCCAAGGTCTATGTCTATCGCCTTGGCACAGGAGGCACAGCAGGCAGCGTCACCCTGAAGGATACGGCGGTGGATACGCCTGCCGATGTCCTTACGGTGACCGCGCTGTACCCCGGCCAGCGTTCCCTTTCCGTTACGGTCCGGGAAAAGCTTACCGACGAAACTCAGAAAGAACTTCTCATCACGGACGGTACGAAAATCCTTGAAACGTTCGACTTTGCGGTGAAAGAAGAATCTACCTCCGAGATTGACACGCTGATTTCCAATGTTGCGGAAGCCGGCAGCCAGTATGTCAAGCTTACGAAGGTCGCGGAGGGCGGGAACGGCGAAATCGCCGCTGTCTCGAATGTCGCCCTCGTCGGTGGTGCAGATCCCGAGGTCGTCAACAGCGACTATTCCAATGCGTTCAATGCGTTTGAGGCCTACCGCTGGAACGCCATTACAATCGACAGCTGCGAAGATGATGTGAAATCTTTGCTGCAGGAATATATCGACCGTATCTACCAGACCGGGAAATGGAGCTACGCCGTCATGGGGGATCCCACATCGGTCGGCTGGGCGAACCGCCTTGCCCGGGCTGCCCAGTGCAACGACAAGCTGGTCATCTACGTCGGCGGCGGCTGGAATGACAGCGATGGGCCGGTGGACGGATACCGGGCGGTATGCCGCGTCTGCGGCTTGATCTCGTCCACGCCGGCCAACCAGAGCGTCGTACACTCGGCAATCCCCGGTGCGGTGTCACTGATTGAAAACCTTAGCAACACCGATTACGAGGACGCCATCACGCACGGCATGCTGGCAATTTCCATGGATGCGTCGGACACGGTGCAGCTGGATGCCGGCGTAACCACGCTTATCACTCCCGGAGAAAACGATGATGACGGGTGGAAGCATATCCGCCGCCTTGTAACCCGCAATGAAAGCATGGACCGCGTCGACCGCGCCCTTTCCCCGCTGGTCGGGAAGGTAAACTGCGACAAGGACGGAATCGCCATTGCCATTCAGGCCGCTCAAAAGGTCCTCGACGCGATGGTCGGAGAGAAAAAGCTCGCAGACGGCGCCAGCTTCTACGTTGATCCGGATAAGCCGGCTAAGGTGGACAGCGCCTACTTCATCATTGACGAAGACGATATCGATAGCCTGGAAAAGGTCTATCTGCATTATCGTTTCCGCTTCAGTGCTACGGCATAAAAGGAGGAACAGAACACATGAGTCAGGCTATCATTCCGGAAGGTCTTGACCCCCGTAAGGTCATTACCGGCAAAGACGGGCTGCTTCTCGTCGGGGTCGGCGGCAACACACCTATCCCGCTGGCCAACTGCAACACGTTCAAGATCACTCCGAGCTTCAACAACACGGATCTTCAGCCGGTGGGCAGCATCCTTTCCTATGGCATTCCCACCGGGGTTACGGTGGCGCTTTCTATGACGGAAATCGTCATTAGGGATGATCTGATGATCCAGCCGCTTTTGGATGCGCTTCTCGCGGGGCAGATCCCGTGGTACGACTTCCAGGGCAAGTACACCCGGCCGTATGACGGGCAGGAAGAGCGGGTTATCGCCAACTACTGTATCCCGGACGGGGACATCGACCTGATGTCGCTGAGCCCCGGAGATATTGTAACGCGCGAGTGGAAATTCCGCTGCAATTCGATCCCGAAATACCAGTCCCTGTTTTCGTAAGGAGGAAAAAAGCAAATGGATAAATCAATTCAGAATAAGCCGGTCGAGGAAACCGGCGTTGATGCCGCTGCGATTGCCTCTCCGGAAGCCGAAACCGACGTCGTTTCTATGTTCCTTTCTGCGGCGGGGTACAGGACCGACGAATCGCTGTTTCGCCCCATCACGCTGAAGCGCGCCGGCAAGCAGGTCCTTCCGACGTTCCGCGTGCGCCCGATCTCCGAGAAAGAGGCGTTCCAGGCGCATAAATCGGCCACGACGTACATGGCCAATCCCACGAATCCCCGCCTACCCAAGATCGAAAAAGCCACAGACGGGTCACTGAACGACAGCTATATCATCTATACCGCCACGGTGGCGGAGGACCGCCCGAAAACGTGGGACAACCCGAAAGTCATCAGTGCCCTTCAGGCGAAATACCCGGAAATCGCCACAGGGGTGCAGGTGATCGACGCGGTCCTCACCATCGGCGAAAAAGAGGCCATTGTCGAGCAGATTCAGGCCCTCAGCTATCCTGACGACACTGCCAAGGTGACGCCGGAGGAATACGCAAAAAACTGATACACGCCAGCCCGCTCGCGAAAAAGCTCCATTACATATTCCTTTACACCGGCCATCCGGCGCAGGAGGTAATGTCGTGGAGCGAAAATCAGCGGGCTTTCGCGCTGGCCTCGATGGACGTTGCCCTTGAAGAAGGGGAAACACCGCTGACAATTCAGGATTTACCACATAAAGAAAAGCCATAACAAGATTTGGAGGCGATGGTGGGTGGATGGTGGGAATAGCGAAGTCGTAATCGACGTTGTGGCAAAATTCCGCGACATGATGTCGAAAGGCGTCAAGCAGGGAGAGCAGACCGTTTCTAAATTTGATGCGACGGTTGCGCGGGCACAGAAAGACACCGCCAAATTTGGCTCTACCCGCGCCCGGCCGCTGATTGATGTTAACGATAAGGCTACCTCAAAGATTCGTGATGCGACCAGCAGCGGCCAATCTTTTGCCCGGCGCGCGTTCACCGCGACATTGAGCGCGACGGACAAGGCGACCAAGACGGTCGACCTGATTCACGGGAGCTGCAAATCGTTCGCCAGCTCTGTTTTCACGGCCACGCTGAAGGTTGCCGACAAGGTCACCGCCCCGCTGCGGTCCGTCGTGAACAATTTGCTTTCTGTGAAAACATTGATCGCCAGATTAGCAACCGGTGCAGCGACAAAAGCGTTCATCGGCGTTCCTATACAACTGGCGGACAATTTGTCAACTGCTTCAGTCGGATTTGAAACCATGCTCCATTCGGCCTCGAAAGCGCAGCAACTGATGTCGGATATCCAAAAATTTGCTATCGAAACACCTTTCAATACACAGGACTTGGTAAAAGGCAGCCAGCAAATGCTCGCTTACGGCTTCAATGCCAAGCAGGTTATCCCAACACTGAACGCCATCGGTAACGCCGAGGCGGCCCTCGGTGGAGGTGCAGAGGGAATCCAACGCACTATTACTGCTCTCGGACAGATGAGGATGAAAGGAAAAGTCAGCGCGGAAGAAATGCTGCAGCTGACGGAAAACGGAATAAATGGCTGGAAATACCTTTCAAAAAGCATTGGGAAAACGGTACCGCAGACACAAGCAATGGTGTCCAAAGGGTTAATACCTGTGGATAAGGCCATTGATTCTATTGTCGAAGGCATGGGCGAATTCAACGGCATGATGGACAAGACGGCTAATCGGACTGCATCAGGGCTTCTATCACAGATCAAAGATACATTCGATGTCGGAATTATCTCAAAGTGGGGGCACGGACTCCAAACTGGCGCGATCAAAGGCCTTACGAAGTTCAATAAATTTCTATCGGATATTGGTCCGACTCTTAGTAAGGCCGGCACAAGTCTTGAGGATTTCGGCGCCGCGCTCAGCACGAAAGTATTCGATGTACTTGGCAATATAGAAGACCGCATGACCAAGGTCTTCAACTCGGATCGCTTCAAAAACGCATCCATCGGCGGAAAAATCAAAATCGCGTGGGACGAGGTTATTGCAAAACCGTTTTCCGATTGGTGGGACAGCACAGGAAAGAAGAAAATCGCAAAGAAGTTATCCGGGATGGGGGAAAGCCTCGGTGCCGGGATAACAGGCGGAATAACGGCGATCCTCGGATTCGGAAGCGGAGATGCACGACAGCAGGGAATAAATCTTGGATCAAGCTTCTTTTCCGGGTTTGTGAAAGGCTTCGACGGCAAAAAGATCGTGAGTGCATTCCAGAATTTCGCTGAAACACACAAAGTGCTCATGGTCGCGCTTGGGCTTAAACTCGGTGCAAGTTTTGTAAAGGGCCTTTCCAACGCAATCACCACGGGCAAAACAATCACGGGAGCCCTGAGCGGCATTTTCGGAAAAGGTAAAAGCAGCAGCGGAAGCGGCGGTTCCGGGATGAATATGCCGAGCGCTTCTACCGTCAGCTCCATGAACGTGCTGGCGGACGTGGTGAATCTGGTCGGGAAATCTTTCACCGGTGCGTCCGGCATCCCGGTGACCGGTTCACGCGCCAGCGGGGCGCCGGCGCTTCCTTCCGGCGGAAAACCGCTACTCGAATCCGGCGAGGCCGCCGCAGGCGGCAGTCTTTTGCAAAAGTACGGCGCGTCTAAGGCAGGAAGCCTGTTTGGAAAAATTGGGACAAAGCTCGGTTCCGGTGCCGCGACCGCAGGCGGTGCGGCGTTGGCCGGTTCCGCCGCAACTGCCGGCGCGATTACAGCCGGGGTCGGCGTGGCCAACGCCGGCAAGGATCTCTACAATGCAAGCAAGATGCCGGCCGGACAAGCCAAACGAGAAAAGCAGTTCCAGGGCGGAACGAAACTCGGGATGATCGGCGCAGGAGCAGGGACCGGAGCCTTAATTGGCGCGGCTATTCCAATACCAGGTGTCGGCCCTGCTGTCGGCACCCTGGTGGGCGCCGGTGTAGGTGCCGTTGGCGCACTGACCGGGGGCAATAAGGCCGGCTCGGCACTCGCAAGATCCACGAATAAGGGCGGCACCCTGAACAACGCCGGTAAAGCGGTCGGAGGCTTTTTCACAAAGACGGTTCCGGACACCGCAGGCAAGATTGGCACCGGTATCGGGACTTTTGTAAGCACAAAAGTCGCTCCAACGGTTTCCAGCGTGGGGAAGGCCATCGGGGATGTCTTCACAAATAAGATTCCCGGTGCCTTTCAGACGATGGGAGCCGGCCTCGGCACGTTCTTTACGCAGATGATCCCACAGGCCGTGCAAACGGTGGGGACCGGCATCGGTACGTTCTTCACGAGTACACTTCCAAACTTTTTTACACAGCAGTTGCCCTTTGCCATAGGTTATGCAACCGGAAAAGCGCAAATATTCTTCACCCAAGATCTACCAAACTTTTTTGGGAACCTGTGGAATGGGATCTCGACGTTCTTTACCTCCACGCTTCCAACGTGGGTGTCAAATGTTTGGAACGGCCACATCGTCCCGTTCTTTACGCAGAGCATCCCGAATTTCTTCGGAGCCCTGTGGAATGGGATCTCGACGTTCTTTACCTCCACGCTTCCGACGTGGGCGTCAAATATTTGGAACGGTCACATCGTCCCGTTCTTTACGCAGAGCATCCCGAATTTCTTCGGAACCCTGTGGAATGGGCTCTCGACGTTCTTTACCTCCACGCTTCCAACGTGGGCGTCAAATATTTGGAACAACAATATTGCCCCGTTCTTTACGAAGACGATCCCCGGATTTTTCTCCAGCCTATGGGGTTCGGTAAATACGTTTTTTACAAATACCCTCCCGGAGCTCGGAACCACCATCTGGAATAGCATCAAAGGATTCTTCACTAATACCCTGCCGAACTTCTTCAAAGACATATGGGGAACGATTACTCATAACTTCAGCGCAGGCTACAGCGCTGCGACAAGCGGATCCACTCAGAGCGCGCACAAGGCGGCCGGCGGCCTCATATCCCGTCCGACAGTGACGCTTCTCGGTGAAGAGGGAACGCCCGAAATGGTGATCCCCCTGAGCAGCCGGAGGCATGATCGTGGTGTGCAGCTCTGGCGGCAGACCGGGAGCGCGCTCGGCCAGAGCATTGACGCCAAAGCCAACGGCGGTTTCGGTGGGGATGTCATTCAATTCCCGTCGAGTCCTTCGGAGGCTGATACTCCGAATCCGCATCCGCGTCCGGCGCCCGCTGCGGCCGGAGGCGCTGGCGGCGGTAAGCCCCAGGTTGTCATTCAGTCCATCAAAATTGTTGTAGAAGGAGGAAATGGGGATGTGATACAGCAAATTAAAGACCACAAGGATGAAATAGCGAACATTGTCAGCGATGCGATTGCCGATGGGATTGAAAAGGATCACGACAACACGCCGCTGGAGGAAAGCGCATAATGGACATCTATTTGACTGAAATGAGCGGGGATC